ATATTCTTTTTCAGCTTCTTTATGAACATTTGATTTCTCATCTGTTAATACATGGTCGCCAAGAATTTTAGCTTCTTTATCAATTGAATCATTGATTGCTTTTAACAGATTGTCATAACTTAATACGATACGGTCTGGCGTGTATTTAAATCTTGAACCGGCAACATATCGTGGGGTACCACGCATTTCCATGTAAGTGGTAGTGCCACCCTCTGCATTATACTCGCTATGGGTATAACCAATAATATCACACGTTCTTTCACAAATCTTTCTTGCTCTGTTATCAAGAGTTGGCACAATCTGGTTATATTCATTACCATTTGTATCTGTGAATGTTTTATCAGTTGCGTGACTAATTAACACAAGGCCATAATCCATTTGAAGAATTTTTCTTAAACATTCATCAAATTCAGTCTCAGCCATCTTATAGCCTTTACCATAAGGAATATCGCCAATATTCTCATAATCATTCTTAGCGTCGCTTGCTTTAGCACAAACATACTTAACACAATAATCATAAGCAATATCGGCAGTATCAATTACGATAGTAGAATAAACAGCTTTTGCTTCATCTTTTTCTAACTGTTTTAATAACTGTCTAAACTCAGTCCAGCTATTAATTGGAGCAGCAATTACATCGGGAATTGCTGAATAACCTTTTTCAAATGCCACAAGTAAAGCATTTGGAAATTTTGAGGCAGTTGTTGTTTTACCACTTTTAGGCGTACCGTATAACATTACCGAATACCCACGCATATCACGGCTAACTTTATTAGGCTTTAATGATAAAATATCTAACATTCTACATTACCTCCTAAAAATCAAACGTGCCATTGCTTGGCGCAGAAACACTTGGAGCAGCATCACCAAATGAAGTACCGTTACCAGCTTTTCTATTTGCCTTATACTCTTCGTTTCTCTGCTTTAATGTCGCCAAAGTAACTTCTCTATCGGCAATTGCTTTCTTAAATTCATCAACTGTTAATGTTGATTCATCATCCCAAAGATATGGTTCTGCCTTTGCCCAAGTTACAACAAAATCCTTTCTTGTTGATTTAACTTCTCTTACACTTGGCTCACCAAATGCACCCTCTTCAGTAATCTGGCGAGTAATCGTTTCAGAGACCTGACGACCTCTAATTCTCGTGAAAATCGGATTCTTATTTGATGCTTCTAATCCTTCAAAATAATTCATCGCAGCAGGATTCGTTACTGAGAACTCTACTGGTAACAAACTATTTCTGAAATCAAAAATCGCACCCTTAATAATTGATTTATCATCAGTACCTTTGTCAGCATCACCTTCAACGTGACGAACACCCGTAATAACGATATCAACATCAAATGTATTTCTTAATGTTTCATCATCTGTGAAGTTTCCGTTAGTATGAACGAAACCACCTTCGTTTCTCTTAACACTAACTAATTCTTCGGTTCCATTACGGTCAGAATAGAATTCATTTAAACCAATTGCTGAATCAACTCTAATCTTTGTCGCATTATCTGCACCATCTTTTACAATCGTGCGATAAGTTCCGTTGATAATATTTAACAAAGTCGTATAGGTTGCATTCTCTTTACCAGAAGCAGTCGTCGCTGTTACATATGTAAAATGAATTGGGACAATGTTGATACCATCATTATCGGTCGCAATATCAATTGTTCCCGAAATAAACTTTGTACCTGGATTTTTAGAACTGGCACCTGAAACCTTTTCATCAAGTGAATGGTCGTATAACAAACCTTCCACGTGAGTTGCATTAATCATTTTCTTCATTACTTTTCTCTTCCTTCTTTTTTACTTAATCAATTTTATAATTTTTTCCTTTTTCTGTCAAAACATAAACGGATGGGTTAGACCCAATTTTTTCACAGTAGCCATCTGTTACTAATTTTCTCATAGCCCCAGATACTCCTCTTGAACTCACGAGAATTCCCTCAGAAATTCTTTTGGATGTTAAGGCATTAATGCCAGATGTCTGCATGTACCCGAGAATTAACTTACCGTTATCAGTCATCGCGGGTTTCTCCTTTTCCTCACTTGAACCGGTACGTAATGCGTCTATGTACGTCTTTACATTATCGGTCATAAATTTCGCTGTCTCATTTGGCGCAGCTGCCATCAGGTTGTCTAAAAATTCTATAAAGTCCTTTTTCATTCCTATGTAATCCCCCTATAC